ACGAGTAGCTTTATCCTTAATTTTTCTAGATTTTTTAGTTAGTTCTTCTTTAATTTCAACTACTTTTCCATTATGGAAATCTCGTAATCTAGAAGTAGAATCTACTGATGTTATATAGGTCTGAAGGACTTTCTTTTGGTTTTCATTTAAATTGGCATATTTGCCATTAAATTTTTCTAACATAATACGATAAGTAAGGATTTTAGTATCTCTATCTTCCTTGGAAAATTCTTCCATTAACTTATCTTTAACTTCTTTTTTATCAGGAGTTTTATTAGAAATAGTTTCTAGAATAGTAAATTTATTATTAATTATATCATCAGTATCAATTAATTTTTCATCATCACTATAAGCTTCAATCAAAGTATATAAAGCAGCATATCCCTTATAATTAGATATTTTAGTTTTAAAGAAATCATCTAAATCATAATATTTTTTAATTTCATTAATTAGATTGTATTTCTCTCTTTTTAACTTAGTTCTATTAAGTTTTTTAGAAGATTCTAAAATAGTATTTAATAAGATATCAGCTTTAGTTTCAGATAAAGTAGAATTTTTAAATACAGTTTCATATAACTTATACTCTTTACCTAATTCAGTATTAGTAAAATTTGATCTAAGAATATTAATTGCATTAGATTTACTCTCAGATAAAGTCTCAGCAGTAATCTTACGGATTAAAAGTTCAAAAATTAATCCAGTATTTTTATACTTTGAGTGTTTAATTTTCATTTGTTAATAAGGGTATATTAATAAATATTATAAAACTTTTATTCCTTAATTTGATTCTCATTTAATAGAGATTCTTTATCTTTATCAGATTCAAACACAAGTTGTTTTTTATTAACTGGGATAGAATCTAGGAATTTTTTATGTTTTAAATATTCTAACTTAGTATCTAAATTATATTGTTTAGACTCATCTGTATTATCTTTCATTCTACTAACTCCTAATCTATCTCTACCTAATGGATCTTGTTGAGTGTTAATGAATGAAGCTTTTTCTTTAGGTCTACCTAATTTCTTCTCATCATATCCTTCTGGTACTTCAGGATCAGAATAATATCTTCCTTTTCCATATTGAGAAGCTAAATCATGAGGAGTTCCATAACTTACACCTGATATATTAGGATCATTACCTTCATTTTCAATTTGGGTTAATCTAAAATTACGTTTAACATCTTCTCTAATTAAATCTCGATATTCATTATATTCATCTTCACTAACATCAAACAATTTATCATAAACCCAATCAGAAGGGAATAACTTATTTTCCAATATAGTATTAGCTAAATCTACTTTTTCTTTAAGTAAAGCTACTTTTTCTTGTTCAAATATAATAGAAGGTCCTGTTAACTCAATCTCAAAATTAGTTAAACTTTCTCCTTCATAACCCTGAGTATATAAGTGGACTAATGCTATTTTGTATAATTCAGAGACAATTATTTTTTGGATTCTTTCTACAGTTCGAGCAAATCTTATGTCTTGAGCTGCTAAAGTAGCTTTACCCTCTAGATTCTCATCATAACCCATAAAGGCTTTAGGAACTTTAAGAGCAGCAAATAATTTATCTCTTAAATATTTAACGTCTTCAATTCCATCCCATTGTAAACCACTTAAATTTTCAATTTTAGTAGCAGAATCATTACCTCTCATAGGAATATAAAAATCCTCAAGTAGATTTTGCATATTATATTTTAAGTTATAATCCCCAGTTTGTTGGTCAATATACGGGGTACGTTTCATAGTAGATATAGTCTTTTGAATAAAATTATCTACTTCTGAAGGAGGAATAGAACCAATGTTTATATAGAAAATACGTTTTTCTGGGGCTCTTACAATTCTATGAATTAACATAGCATCTTCCATTAAAACATATTGTTTAAATAATTTACGAGCTGGTTCTATATAAGAACGTCCATAAGGGAGATAATTTACATCAGATAATAATCTAAAGTGGGCTACTTCATAATTATCAAAAATAATTTTTCGTCCAGTATCTATAGTTTGTGATGGGGTAATATAACCACCATAGTAACCCCCATATTGTCCACTACCTGCCAATCCATCAGGATCAAATATAAATCTTACAGCATTAGGATTATCTTTAGTATAACCTTCTTCTCTAACAATATTATAAGCTGTATAAGGAATAACATTATACACTCCAAATTTTTCAGCTATTTCTAATTTTAAGAAAAAATCTCCATACTTACACATTTGACGTACCCAAGACCACAAATTGAATTCAATATTTAGTACATCATAAAATAAATTATAAAGAATTTTTTGAATATTTTCATCTGTAGACTTAATCCTTAAAACCTCTCCTTGTTCACTTTTTAAAGTTGCTTCATCAGCTACAATATCCAAAGCCGAGGCTATAATAGCATCTGTATCCATAGCTTCATAATCTGAATAAAGTTGGGTTCTAAGAACTTGATAATTAAGGCCTGGGTTATATATAGGAGCAACATTGGTTGTGTTAAGTCTACTAAATCTATCAATTAGAGAATTAGTTTGAACTTTACCTGCTCTTTGTATTTGGTTGGAGTCAACTACTTTTAATTGACTTCCTCCTATATTTCGGATAATTACATCTGTAGAAAATAAACGCTTTAATCTTGAAAATACGTCTTTATTTATATTATTATTCATTAGATTTTGTAATAAATATTAAAATAACCATCTAAAATCTTCTTTCCCACCCATTCCATTATCCATATGGTAAGGATTATCTGAACCTCGAGAAAAAGGAGAAGTAGAATTAGTACCAATTCGATTAACAGTCATATTATTTAATGCTTTTTTAGTTAATTCTAGACCCTGATCTTTAAATCTTAAAGCTGTATCTCTAATATACATTCCTATTGCAAAACTCATTACAAGATCATCATTATAACCAGGTTGTGCTTCTGCTCTACCATTTCTCCATATAAAAACTTTCATTTCTTCTATTAATCTTTTAGATTTAATAATAACTCCTTTATCTCCTATATATTCAACAAATTTTGATATTACCATAGGACGAGTTCTGGTAGACATAGTAAAACCAGGAGTCATATTATGGTTATTATCATAACCTCCATTAAGATAAGAATCAACTGTGAAAGAATCACTCTTAGGTGAATAATAAAGATTTTTATATTCTCTATCTATAATAGTTTGAATAGTTGCCCATCCTATATTAGCATTTTCTACTACTAGTAAAGCATTATTATATTCAGTAGCAATTCCTACTAATAAATTACCAAAATCTTTAGTGGAAATTTGTCCTTTATATTCTGCTACCTGAGTATTACTTTCTAAATCTATAACATGAAATGCTGAAAAGTCTTTACTGTCTCCTCTTGCAACATCTGCTACTACCATATATCCTCTAGAATAGTCAGGAGATTCCCAAACCCATAGATTTTTATCTACTCCTCGTCTTTCTAAGGGATCACAAATATAAGTTTTTTCATAAAACTCCAAATATTCATTATAAAATACTATATCACCAGATGTACTAAAGTCACAATCACATTCTTGGGCCGCTATTCTAGGATCTCCTAATAAATTATCTTGTCTATCTCTCCAAACTTGGTCTCGTTCAGGATGAACATACCAGGGTAATTTAATAGGAAGAAAATCATTTATCTGTTCTTCAGCTTCTACCCAAGTTTTATGAAACCAATTACCTGTACCATATGGTGTACTTAATACAATAGCACCCCCTCCTGTGGCTAGTGTTTGTTGTGCTGAAGCCCAGATTTCCCCGATACCTTCAATAAATGCGGCCTCATCTATTATTAGTAAAGATACAGCTTCTGATCTACCGGCATCTGATGCTGCTGAGGATGCTTTTATTTGGGATCCATTTTTTAATCTCAAGGTAAGTTTGTTGTTTTCTTCAAAATCCACTTTTAACCAAGAAGGTAACCCATCATACATAAATTTTACTTTGGTTACCATATTTTTAGCGGTTTCCTGTTTAGTAGCTATACAAAGTACATTTTTATCTTTATGGAATAACATTAACCATAAAGAATATCCTGCTGCTAAAGTAGAAATACCTAATTGCCTTGATTTTAATACAATAGAATAGGGATTATCTTTCCATAACTTCATAACTTTTTCCTGGAAAGGATAAAGTTGGAAATGGATTCTTCCTCTTTGGGGGTGTTGGATTTGGCAGTATTTTTTCATAAAATGAGTAGGATTAACAGCACATTTTAGATATTCTGCCTTAATTATTTCCTTTATAGCTTTTTCCTGACTCATAATAATAGTATAGCAATTATTACTAAAGTAGCTCCTCCTAGACCTAATTTTTTTTCTTTTTTATGTCTAGTTATCTCTTCTTCTTTTTCTTGGAGTTGCTTTATATAAAGAGAATCTATTTTCTGGTAAGAATTAATTTGGGTTTGGTAGATAGATTCTTTTTCTTGGTAAGAAGAGATTAGAGTATCCTTATATTGGATACTTGTTTCAAGTAAAGTAATGTTACTTTTTAATACTTGATTTTCTTGTTCAAATGCTTTTCCCTTTTCTAAATCAATAATAATTTCTTTAGCTACTTTTGAAGGTAAACATATTAAAGTATCATTATTCGATGTTATACTTACTTGCGAAGTACAAGTAAATATCATTAGAAGAAAAATTATTGATATCGTTAATGGTTTTATCCAGGTCATTTTTTATATTTGATATCTTTTTATTATTATCTTCAATTTTATTTGAAACTAAAATAAGTGAATCTTGAACCCCCATTATGTTATTATTAATGGTAATTAAAGTTTGATTATTCAATTCAATTGATCGTTTCAGTGAATCTATTTCAGCTTGAGTTTTAGAATATATATCACTTTTATTAGAGAAATTAATATAGCCTCCTAGATATAGAGAAAGAAACCCTAAAATTAAAATAACTAAATATAAATAATCTCGTTTCATTTTTCTAGTTGAAACTTAAGAGTTTCTAACTCTTTGATTTGTTTTTTTATATTATTAATTTTAACACTTAAATCATCTGCTTCTTCTTTTTTATTCTCATCAGTTATTATTTTAGATAACTGATTTTGATTTGATTTAAGTTCTTTTCTAAGTCTAACTAATTCTTTTATTGTAAAGTCTAATTTTTCTTCAGAGTTTTTTTTTTATTTTCCTTAGTTAAACCTAATTCATCAGATAATTTCTTAGTTTTTTCCAATTCTTTATTAAGTTCTTTAGCAGATTCAACATCTTCTTGAGATACTTCCTTAAGAATCATCTCTTTAATATACTCTTTAAGTTCTTTTTTAGTCATTGATATATTTTTTATATAAATATTGCATATCTATAACTTCTTTAACTTGTTGAATTCTTTCTTCAGTAGTTCCTTTAAGTGTATAATAAGTAGGAACATATTTAAACAATAATTGTTGAATTGTTTTATCTATTTGATCTCTATATTCTGAATTAGTTTCTCTAACTCCATTATCTTCAATTTCTACTCCTTCAGGAGATACATAAAATATATAATCATATTGATGAATAAATCGTTTAGCATATTCAGTAAAAGCATCTGCATCTACTATACTAACTTTACGAGCACATTGTGTGAATGCTATCACGTCTATAATGGTCCTATCCGTTACTATAGTGTCTTGCATTAATTCTGTAACACGTTCTGCTAAAAAGATAGTTTGACCCTCTATAGTGGTTTGATGGTTGAGAGGAATACCTAATGAATTTAAATATTTACTCCTTTCACAAGCTATTTTATAATCTTTAAACTCAGGAAGTTTAGCTAATTCTTTAACTAAAGTTGTTTTACCTGTACTTTGGGTTCCTGTAATTCCTATACGCATAACTTTTCTTTTAAAATTACATTTATTTTTCTGAACAATAAAGGATAAAATCATCTATAATAGCTTTACCTTCATTATTTAATTTAGATTTATAACTTTCTAATGTTAAGAAAGGATTTTCAGATTCCAAAATTAAAGGTTTACAATCTGTAAGAATTTGCTCACATAGAGACTGTTGCTCTGGAGTTTCGTCTCCAAAAGCAAACATATCATCTAGATAACTTTCTATAAGGTTTGAGTATTTCATATAATAAAGATGTTAATTTAGTGGTAATTTCTTTAAGTTGATTTTTTAACCATTGTTTTTGTTGGCCAATTCTTTTACCTTTCATAGGTATTTCATAATTTCCAAGTTCAGGAATGATGTATTGATTATAGGCTTTTCCTGCTAGAATTATAAATTTATCTTTTTCTAAATTATGACCTTTACTTTTAAGTTGGGATAGAACTTTTTCTGACCATGCTTTTCTTTCATCAGCACTCATATCTTTTAAAGTCATATCATATGGCTCTATTTTTTTAGTCATAGGTAGAAGATGATGCTTAGCTGATAAAATATACATAGCAGATGGGGATAAACTTTCCCCATAAGCTAGTGATTTTTTAAATAAATCAGATTGATATAAGTCCTTTGCGGGTGCTGCTTTATCTAATTTTTGAGCAACACAACTTAACAATACTATTGTAGCCATTAAATTATTTTACCATAAATATGTTAAGATTCAAATTCAATAGATTTAATAGGTAATGATTTAAATATATATTCATTCAGTCGTTTAATTGTAAGTAATTTAATTACTTCTTTTTCCTCAGGAAACATTTTTAACATTTTATTGAAGAATGGAACAAATTTTTCATTCCACTTATATTTTGTATAAGGAAATGTCTCTAACAACATTATATGATTTCTTGTTCCAGAGTATGATTTTCTTCCAATTTTAGTTTCATGTTTATTAAATAAAAATAAAAGATAAATCTTACTTTTTTCTAAATCCCAATTAGCCATAGTTTCAATAGCTAATTTATGATTTTCTTTATCTCCACTTGATAAAATTTCATCTAAGGAGTCATAAATATCTTCATCAATTATATTACCTTCAAAAATTTGAGAATTAAATACTTCATCAAAAATAAGATTTGGTCTTTCCTCATTAAAAATTGGGATCCATTTTTTAATTTTATCCTCTAAAGTTTTATTTCCATGAGAACTATTACAAACTAAGATTTGTTCTGGGGTAAGAGGAGTAAGAAGATGTTTAACTTCTTGAGGTAATTTATCTTCTTTAAGAATATCAGCCGGAAGTAGGAATGTAGTAGTAGAATTATTCATTAAGGTTATATCTAAATCATTCCATCCATTGGACTTAAAATAAGATGGTAAGGGTAGATGGTCAAAAATAAAAAACTCTCGATAATTCCTAGGGTTAAAAAGATAATTTGAAATTTGTTGATAATTTAATAAATAATAATCAGTTTTTTTAGGAGTATAAGTAATAGATATTTGGGGACCACCATTATCATTAAATATCTCAATTTTGTTTTTTTCTAAAGTTGAAAGTGTTGTTTGATAAATATTACAATCTTCAATAATTTTATTTGACTGTTGTTTATCAAAGTAAGTTTTAAAATTTTCTAGGTTAGATTGAGAAATAAATATATTATAGAAGTAATTTTTATTTTTCCAACTATTAGCATATATACTAAATCCACTCCAGGTCCTATAACTTAATTCAATAACATTTTTTTGAAACATAACTTTATTTTTTATATGATAAAGATATAAAGATTTGATCCTAAAGCCAAACCTTCTTTAATTATTGGGTGATAAACTTGATTACATTAGGATTCAAAGTCAACATTTGAAATTTAGATGGATTACCATTATAGATCTTTTTAACAATGTTATATTTTAAATCATTAGTAAACAACTCTGAAGTCACAAGTTTAATAATTCGATTAATGTATTTTTTCTCGATTTTATTACCCTTAGAATAATTTAAAGAAAAGTTAATAATTCGAGTTGAAATAGTTGAAGCAATATCTGCTCTATACTTATCATCTTCTCCAATTGAGGATTTCAAAGAACTCAAAATATAGTCTTCATTATCATCTAACATAATTTTCTCAGGAGAAAGCAGTTTGTCAAGTTTATTATTAATAAACATATTAAACATTGAGGCAAATTCTGGCCCTACACTACCCTCCCCAATCATTTGAATCAAACTCAAATTTTTCTCAAATGAAGGAAGTGATGAAATTGAATTAAAGAATGTAGTAATACTTCGTGAGTTAGTATTTTTATTTACTAATTCTTTATTCATTAACAAAAAGTTAATACATCGGCTATCAATTTTATTTTCTTCAGCCCACTCACCCCAACAGTTAATATCAAATTTTAGATTAACACTAATAAATCGTGTTTTTTGAGCATTATCAATACTATTCACAATATAATCTCCATTATCTGGATTACTGGTAAGGATAATATGCCAATCTTTAGGCAGTGTCCAACTAATATATTGTTGACGATCAATTAGTTCCATAATTGCTTGAATAAATCGAAGATCAGCTCGATTCCAGTCATCCAAAAGCAAAATTCCACCTTTTTTCTTTCCACTAATCCACTCAGGTGGGCAGTATGACATTTGATTCTTACCGGTTGATGTATAACCAAGTTCTTTATACTCAGAAATATGATTTTCATCAATCATTTTAACTTCATCACCTTTAATCATTTCAAACTGACGAATTGGAAAACCCACCAAATCACCTAGTTCTTCAATTTGAGCAAGATTTAACTTAACAAAATTCAAATCTAGCTCTTGAGCTAATTGAATAATAGAACTAGTTTTACCAATACCTGAATCTCCAACTACTTCTACAGCAACAGGTGTTTTGCCTTCTTCTTGAAGTTGTCGGTTGTTTGAAACAATGTGATTGAGGAAAGTTTTAAGATCTCTAATGGAGATTTGAGATTGTTGCATAACTGTTTGTGTTAATTATTTATATGCTAAAGATAACATTTCATTACCTGAAGGCCAAACTTAAAAAGGAAAAGGGTCATTAAGTTCGTTTTCATAAGAAAAAATGGAAAATTTAGATATATTGTTTACTTTACCTAAGTAATTTTCATCTCCTATAACACCTTTGATTATATCAAAGTAATGTTTTCTATGTTCCCCAATTTGAGGATCAAAGGCTAGTTTAGCTTTGTG